GGTGCTGAAGTTCATCATCCGGCAGTCTGGCTGTGAACTGATCACCCGGATCCAGATCAGGGACGTGAAGTCAGGAAGGGAATACAAATGAAACAGGATGATGAAGATCAGCTTGAATGGCTGGCACAGTGGCGAAGTCAACAGAAGGAAAAGAAGTTCTACAAGACCATGATTCACTATCACTGGAATGCCTTGGTGGACTGGATCAGAAAATACTTCAGAAAGGACTGGAAGAAATGAAACAAACACTTGAACAGAATGCCAAGCTGCTTGGTGTGGAAAACTGCCTGACACAGACCATGGAAGAATGCGGTGAACTGATTCAGGCCTGCAACAAGGTTCTTCGTGCCGGTGGCCGTGGCAAGCGCCCTGCCTGTACATATGAAGATGCCATGACCATGCTGAAGAAGGAACTGGTGGATGTCGGCATCATGATTGACGAACTGAAGTATCTGCTGTGCATGGATGCAGGTGAACTGGAACGGATCCGGCAGGTATCACTTCAGGAAACCAATGACCTGATCTTCGGAAAGAAAACCCGTGGTGGTTGATGGTGGTTTTTCGGAATAGTTGACTGGTAGTTGACTGAAAAATGGACTTGGTAACGGTTGCGGACATAGTTGGTAACGATTGAAGGTAACGGTTAAAACCCTTGAAATATAAGGCGGTAACGGTTGGTAACGGTTAAATCATCTTTTTATCTGAAATTAAAAAAATTATCAATCTAAACCGTCTGAAAGAAAAAATAAAAAAGAAAATATATAGTAGAGTGGGCACTTTAACCGTAACCAACCGTTACCTTTTCTGAAAACCGTTGATACATAAGGCCTGAAGGCGGTAACGGATAAAAAAGTTAAGTGGTACCTGAACCGGTACCGGAAAGGAAAGATAATGGGTGAAGAAATGACTGTAAAAGAGTATTTGAAGCAGCTTGAACTGCTGAATGAAATGATCAATCAGAAGGTGTCACAGGTTGATGAATTAAGGGAAATGGCAATGGGTGGGGGAATGGGGATCCGCTATGACAAGGATCCAGTTCAGACTTCCGTGTCAGCTGATGCAGGAACCAACAAGATCATCAAGTACATTGACCTTGAAAATGAAGTAAATGCTGACATTGACAGGTACGTTGACCTGAAGAACAGGATCATCAATCAGATCCACGGCATCAAGAACGTGAACCACATGAAGCTGCTTTACAAAAGGTATGTTGAATTCAAGCGGCTTGAAGTCATCAGCGTGGAAATGAACTTCAGCTATGACCACACCAGAAGGCTTCACGGTTATGCCCTGCTTGATTTTGAACGGACATACCATGATGATCTGAAGGGTGATCTGAAAAGTTGACATACAATGCCACATTCACCTGTGTTATACTGATACCGTGCAAATTTGCACACTGCAAAATAGACTGACCGGGCTGCCGAAGGGTGCTAAAATCTCCTGCCTTCGGCAGCCACTTTGTTTGTGGAGATAAGAAAGTGGGTGATCTCTTGCCAAGGGCAAAGAACGCAAAAACAGCGGATGCCCTTCAGTTATATAGGCAAGGGCATTCCCTGAAAGACATTGCTGACCTGCTTCAGGTTCCGGAAAGCACAGTCCGGTCATGGAAAAACCGTGGTAAGTGGGAATGCAACGAATGCAACGGAACAAATGCAACGGAAAAGACCGTTGCAAATGTTGCAAACAGAAAACCCAGAAGGGAAAGACAGAAGAAGGAATCTGTTGCCGTTGAAGTCCAAGTTGTATGTGAAAACCCTGAATTGACTGAAAAACAAAGGCTTTTCTGCACTTATTACGTCAGGTCATTCAATGCAACAAAGTCATATATGAAGGCATATGGCTGTGATTATTGGACGGCAGCCACAAACGCTGGCCGTCTGCTGAAAAAAGCTGAAATAGTTCAGACCATCAATGAACTGAAACAAGCCAAGATGACCAGGGAACTGCTGAAGGAAGAAGACATCTTCCAGAAGTACCTGGACATTGCCTTCAATGATATCACTGATTATCTGGATGTCATCCAAGATGATGAAGGACAGGTCATCCGGATCCGTGACCTGGATGAAGTAGACGGCACCCTGATCAATGAGATAGCACCAACACAGTATGGTTACAAGATCAAGCTGCCAGACAGACAGAAGGCACTTGACTGGCTGGCTGACCACATGGATCTGGCCACTGAAGAACAGAAGGCACGGATCCAGGCATTGAAGCAGAAGTCTTCCGGTGATCCTGCTGAACCGGAAGATGATGGTTTCCTGGATGCCCTGAACAGGTCAACAGCTTCAGACTGGGATGACTATGAAGATTAGTTCATTCAAGTTCAAACCATTCAGCAGGAAACAGCGTCAGATCCTGAACTGGTGGTGTCTTTCATCCCCCGTCAAGGATTATGATGGCATTATAGCAGACGGTGCTATCAGATCCGGCAAGACCGTCTGCATGTCCCTTTCCTACGTGATGTGGGCAATGTCCACGTTCAATGGGGAAAACTTCATCATTGCAGGCAAGACCGTGGGATCCTGCCGAAGAAACGTCATTAAGCCGCTGAAGCAGATGCTGAAAAGCCGTGGCTATACGTTTGAAGACCGAAGGACTGACAATGTGCTGGTGATCCACCGTGGGAAGATCACCAATGAATTTTACATCTTCGGCGGCAAGGATGAAGGTTCACAGGATCTGGTTCAGGGTATTACGGCAGCAGGTGCATTCTTTGATGAAGTGGCACTGATGCCGAAGTCCTTTGTGGAACAGGCCACAGGTCGCTGTTCCGTGGACGGATCCAAGTATTGGTTCAACTGCAACCCTGGATCACCATATCACTGGTTCAAGCAGGAATGGATTGACCAGCGCAAGGAAAAGAACGTCATATACCTGCACTTCACCATGGATGACAACCTGTCACTGTCCGAAAAGATCAAGGAACGGTACAGGAACATGTACCGTGGTGTGTTCTTCAAGCGGTACATCCTTGGTCTGTGGGTGATGGCTGAAGGCCTGATCTATGACATGTTTGATCCGGCCAAGCACGTGGTGCAGCCTGATCAGATACCGGCAATCATTCCAAACACCTGGCACGTGTCCTGTGACTACGGCACACAGAATGCCACGGTATTCCTTCTGTGGGGACAAGGCCAGGACAAGAAATGGTACTGCTGCCGTGAATACTACTATTCCGGCAGGGACACTGAACAGCAGAAAACTGATACTGAATATGCCAATGACCTTCAGAAGTGGCTGGACGGCATCAAACCACAGAAAATAGTGGTGGATCCGTCAGCTGCTTCTTTTATTGCGGAACTGAAGAAACGTGGGTACAGCATCAAGAAGGCCAGGAATGACGTGCTTGACGGTATCCGGTTCCTTGCTTCACTGCTGCTGAACGGTTCAGTGAAGTTCAGTTCAGACTGCAAAATGACCATTCAGGAATTTGCATCCTATGTCTGGGATGAAAAGGCCGCTGAACGTGGTGAAGACAAGCCGGTCAAGAAATTTGACCATGCCATGGACAGCAGCAGATACTTTGCATACACAATAATCCGGAAGCCTTCAGGGTTATCCGTCATGAAGTAGGTGATTCAATATGGAATTGGAAATTGTAAAAAAGATCATACAGAAGTATTCCGGAAGACGTGAAAGCTATGTGCATGAATCCATGATAGCTGAACGGTACTACCGGAATGAAACGGACATCCTGTTTGAACCGAAGAAGGTCAAAGAAGAAACCGTGAAGGATAATGAAGGCAATCTGGTCACCAGGGACGTGGCTGCACCAATGCGGAACGCTGACAACCGGATCCCCTTCAACTTCCATGGACTGCTGGTCAACCAAAAGGCCAGCTATATGTTCACGGCACCACCCGTCTTTGACATTGGTGCTGAACAGGCAAATAAGGCCTTGACTGCCTTCCTGGGTGACAAGTATCCGAAGGTGTGCAAGGATCTGTGTGTGGAAGCATCCAATAAGAAGACCGGCTGGATCCACGTCTGGTTCAGTAGGGATGACAACAGCTATAAGTATGCCGTGGTTCCTTCTGAACAGGTCTTTCCCATCTGGACAAAATCCCTTGACCGGCATCTGATGGGTGTCCTTCGGACATACCATGAAATTGATGATGACACCGGCAAGGAATTTGATGTCTATGAACTGTGGAATGATACAGAATGTGAAGCCTACTATCTGCCTGCTGGTGAAACACTGGAAGAAGGTCTGCTTCCCTATAACTGCTTCACGTTCATTGACGTGTACGGTCAGTCCAGCCAGGTGAATCAGTTCAAGCATGACATTGGTGAAACACCGTTCTTTGCCTTTGACAATAACAACATCCACACGGATGACCTGAAGAACATCAAACCGCTGATTGACGTGTATGCCAAGGTCTTTTCTGGTTTTGTGAATGATCTGGAAGACATCCAGGAAGTCATCTTTGTGCTGACTAACTATGGTGGCGCAGATCTGAATGAATTCCTGTCAGATCTGAAATACTACAAGACCATTAAAGTAGAATCTGACGGTGATGGTGACAAGTCCGGTGTTTCCACCCTGACCATTGATCTGCCGGTGGAAGCCAGGGAAAAGCTGCTGACCATCACCCGGCGCTGCATCTTTGAACAGGGTATGGGTATTGACCCGGATCCACAGAATTTTGGCAACAGTTCCGGTGTTGCGCTGAAATTCCTGTATTCCCTTCTGGAACTGAAGTCCGGCCTGATGGAAACGGAATTCCGGCCTTCCTTCGGACGGCTGATCCGCTGTATCTGCCGTGTGAATAACATTCAGATCAAGGATGATGCAATCATTCAGACCTGGACAAGAACCATGGTGCAGAATGATCAGGAACTTGCACAGATTGCACAGGTATCTGCCGGTGTGATCAGTGATGAAACCATCATCCGGAATCATCCGTGGGTGGAAAATCCCCAGGATGAAATGGACAGGCTGAAGGAAGAAAAGGCCGAAAAGATGAAGGAAGCGCAGGAAGCCTTCAATCAGCAGTATGATCCTTTTGGGAATATGACCAAGAAACAGCCTGGTGAAGGTGATGATGATGACGGCAAGGATCCTGAAGGAAAGGAAGGTAAGGCCGAATGAAGACTTCTGATCTGATCAAGCTGGGACTGACACCTGAACAGGCTGCAAGACTGTCCCGGAATGGTCAGTATTGGAAGATCCGTTTTGGCCAGGTGGAACAGGCACAGCATGACCGTGGTGTGCAGGCCTTCCAGAAGATTGATGCACAGTACCGTCAGGCACAGAAGGACATTGAAGCCAAGATTGATGCCTGGTACCGGCGCTTTGCTGACAATGAGGGAATCACACTTCAGGAAGCCAGAAAGATGCTGGATGCCAAGCAGCTGGCTGAATTCAAGTGGGATGTTAATGACTATATCCGCTATGGTCAGGAAAATGCCATTTCCGGCCAATGGGCAAAGGAACTGGAAAACGCTTCAGCCAGATTTCACATCAGTAGGCTGGAAGCATTGAAGGTTCAGTGCCAGCAGGATGTGGAAGTCCTGTTTGGTGCACAGGCTGACATTTTTGATCAGGCCATGCGTGACATCTACAAGTCCGGGTACTATCACAATGCCTTTGAACTTCAGAAGGGCATTGGTGTTGGATGGGACTTTTCTGCACTGGATCCGAAGCACATTGACCGGGTGATCAACACCCCGTGGACTGTGGATGGCAGAAACTTTTCCACCCGGATCTGGGACAGCAAGGAAAAGCTGATTGGTGAAATAGATCAGACGCTGACACAGAACATCATTCTGGGTAAGGATCCACAGAAGGCCATTGATGCCATAGCAACCAGACTGAACGTGTCCAAGTCACAGGCAGGCAGGCTGGTCATGACTGAAGAAGCATACTTCAGCAGCATGGCACAGAATGACTGCTTCAAGGATCTGGACGTGGACAAGTATGAAATTGTGGCCACGCTGGACAGCATCACTTCTGACATCTGCCGTTCCATGGATGGCAAGGTGTTCAAGATGTCTGAATGGGAAATTGGTGTCACTGCACCACCCTTCCACCCATGGTGCCGGACTACTACTGTTCCGGCCTTTGATGATGACTTTGGCCTGGTTGGTGAACGTGCTGCCAAGGATGAAAAAGGCAAGACATACTATGTGCCTGCCAATATGACCTATAAGCAGTGGGAAAAGGCTTTTGTTCAGGGCAATAAAACAGGACTTCAACAAGTTCAGCCTGTTCAACAGGTTCAGTCCGGTGGTATAATAGAACCTGATCCGTCTGTTGACAGAAGCAAGGCACAGAAAGCAGCTGATCCGGATGTCCAGAAGATCCTTGACAGGTATCCGGTCATTCATGGTGAACATACCTATGAACAGGACATCAAGGCAGTCAACCCACACTATGCTGAATCCAAGAAAAAGCGGAACAAGCAGTACACAAACAACTGTCAGCGTTGTGTGAATGCCTATGAAGCCAGAAGACGTGGATATGACGTTGAAGCCGGTGCCAGAATAATCAGCAATGATCCGCTGGCTGTCATGATGAATGACAAAGGGTGGGCAAATGTCTATGAAAATGGCCGTGATCAACTGGTTCAGTGCTTCAGCAATTCAGCGGATGGTGTCAGAAAGAAAGTCATTGAACAGATGAAAGCATGGGGTGACGGTGCCAGGTCTATTGTCCGTGTCCAGTGGAAAGGCGGCACTGGTGGTCATGTCTTCATTTCTGAAGTTCACGGTGATGACATCCTGTTCATGGATCCGCAAACTGGCAGCATGGACTGCCTGAACTATTTTGACCTGGCCAAGGTGAATAAAACCCATCTGCTTAGAATTGATGACAAAGAATTCACCACCTTGATTCAGGACTGCTGCTTCTATAAGTTAGGGGGACAGAAATGATAACCATTGAAAAAGCAAGAAAAAAGGCTGAAGAATATGCTTCAGGTGTGAAGCTGGGAAAAGCACTGGATGACGGTGAATACTTCATTTTTTCGTATGATGAAGAAGTGGATGAATCACCTATCTGTGTGAACAAGGAAACCGGTGAAGTTGATGACTACTTTCCACCGGATCACATGGAAGCATTCCTGAATGCCAAGGAAATTGAAGAATAAACATCCTTGATTATCAAGGCACCTGGAAACAGGTGCCTTTTTAATTGCCCTGAACATGGCATGAAACCGTTCATCCACCATCACACCTTGCTATGTGAATAAACTGGCAGAAAAACCTATCTACCGGAACCAACCGGAATAAAACAGGAAGAAAGGAAAGGTAAAAGTTATGTTGGAATGGTTACAGACGATTTTGGAAGGTGCAAAGATCACGGATGGAAAGCTGGATGTGGCAGCGGTCATGAACGCTGTCAAAACGGAATTTCCCAAGTTTGCGGTGCCGAAGGATGACTTCAACAGCAAGATCAATGAGTTGAAGACGGCCAATGACACCATCACCCAGCTGAAGAAGGATGCCAAGGACAATGCTGACCTTCAGGCCAAGATCAAAGAGTATGAAGACCAGGTGAAGAAACTTCAGAAGGATGCAGCTGACACGGCCAAGACCTATGCGCTGAAGGCCAAGCTGACTGAAGCCGGTGCCCTGGATCCGGACTACCTGATTTACAAGCAGGGCGGTCTGGAAAAGTTCACCTTTGATGCTGACGGGAAGCCCATTGGCATTGATGATGTGGTCAAACCCCTGAAAGAATCTGCACCACACCTTTTCAAGCAGAAGGAAGGTGCTGACTACAACCCTGCCGGTGGTGCAGGCGCTGGTGGTGGAACCACCAATCCCTGGAAGAAGGAAACCTACAACCTGACTGAACAGGGAAGAATTCTGAAGGAAAACCCGGTGCAGGCCAAACAGCTTGCTTCTGCTGCCGGTGTCACACTGAACATCTAAACAACATGAAAGGAAGGAATAAAAATGGCTGTAACAACTTTATCTGATGTCATTGTTCCTGCTCTGTTCAATCCCTACGTGAGCAACAGAACCAAGGAACTGTCCGCTTTGTTCCAGTCCGGGATCATCACTTCCAGTCCGGAATTTGATTCCCTGGCTTCCGAAGCGGCACCCATCCACAACATGCCGTTCTTTGAGGATCTGACCGGTGCATCTGAAGATGTCCTGGAAGGTCAGTCCCTGACGGCCAAGAAGATCACGTCCAACAAGGACGTGTCCACCACCATCCGCAAGGCCAACATGTGGGCTGCCACTGACCTGGCTGCCGCCCTGGCCGGTGCTGATCCCATGAAGGAAATCGGTGACAAGGTGGCTGCATACTGGGCACGTGAGTATCAGCGGATCCTGATCAAGATCCTTGGCGGTGTCTTCGGCACCTACACGAATTCCCAGTCCCAGCAGGTTACACCCCTGTCTGACCACATCCTGGACATTTCCGGTGGATCCGGTGCGGCTGCCAAGATCAGCGCTTCTGCCTTCATTGATGCGCTTCAGCTTCTGGGTGATGCCCAGCAGGATCTGACTGCCGTTGCTATGCACAGCGCCACCAAGTCCTACCTGAAGAAGCAGAACCTGATTCAGACTGAACGGGACAGCAATTCCGTTGAGTTTGAAACCTATCAGGACAGACGTGTCATTGTTGATGACGGTTGTCCGGTCACCGTTGGTGGTGTCTATACCACCTTCCTGTTCGGTCAGGGTGCCCTTGCCTTTGGTGAAGGTTCCCCGGTTGGTTTCGTGCCTACTGAAATTGACCGTGACAAGAAGATGGGATCCGGCATTGACTACCTGATCAACAGGAAGACCTTCATCATGCATCCCCGTGGAATCAAGTGGACGGATGCTGTCAGAACTAACGTGGAAACCCCGTTGGAATCTGAACTGGCCAACGCTGAAAACTGGCTTCGTGTCTATGAGCCGAAGCAGATCAGGATTGTGGCATTCAAGCATAAGATTGCTTAATATCTGAAAGGCGGTGAACCGTATGACACAAACAGAACTGAATACACTGGTGACCATGCGGTTGTTGACTTTTGGATACACAGTGACGGAAGCAGACAACAGCCTGCTGTCCTACCTGATCGGAAAAACAACTGAATACGTCTGCAATTTCTGCAATTTCCGGAATAATCCTGAAGACATCCCTGAAGCCCTGAAGTACATTGTTGCTGACATGGCTGCCGGTGAATTCCTTCAGCAGAAGAAAACCTTTGCCCCCAATGATCTGACTGGTCTGAACTTGGATGCCGCTGTGAAGCAGGTAACAACTGGTGACACTACCACGGTGTTTGGCACCGGGGAAGGATCCCAGACTGATGAACAGCGGCTTGATGCATTTATCCGCTATCTGCTGTCCTACGGAAAGCATGAACTGTACAATCACAGGAAGGTGAAGTGGTGAATGCCAACGTGACGGCTGCAAGAGCGGCAGCCAGGGCAGCTTATGAGGAATACCACTATGACGGGCTGGCAACAGTGTCAGAGTGGCAGAAGACAAAGAATGCAGAAACCAAGTTGACAGGACACGGTGAAGTTGTCGTTCTGACGGATCAGCCGTGTCATCTGTCCATTGAGGGAAAAGCAGCTGGTGAACAGTCAGCATCAGCTGCCAGTATTGTACAGACCACAAAACTGTTCATCAGCCCTGATCTTCAGATCAAGCCTGGATCCAAGATCACTGTGACACAGGCAGGTGTGACCAACGTGTACACCCACAGCGGAAAATCAGCTGTCTATGACACACATCAGGAAATAGTGCTGGATCTGTTTGAAAAGTGGGCATAAATGGCAAAGTTCGGAAGGTTGGACATCCGTGAACTGAAAGAGTTTGAAAGGAAACTGAAAACCCTGCCGGATCCGGATGCCTTCCTGGAATCCTGTGCAAAAGAACTGGCGGCAAGGCTGCTTAGACAGGTTATCAAAAGGACACCGGTTGGCCAGTATCCGAAGTCATCCGGAAAGAAGGGTGGAACACTTAGACGTGGGTGGACTGCCGGAAAGCGTGAAGGCGCTGCCGCTTATGCGGCGGCCATGGACGTGCAGCACATTGGCACCAAGTACGTGATTGAAATTGTGAACCCCGTGGAATATGCCAGCTATGTGGAATATGGTCACAGAACGGCCAACCATAAAGGCTGGGTGCCTGGACGGTTCATGATGACGATTTCTGAACAGGAGATCCAGCAGATAGCGCCACAGGTGCTGGAAGCGAAGATCAAGAAATACATGGAAAGGATGGTGTGACTATGATCAATGAAATCATTCAGGCAATGTCAGTGGCTATGGATACTGAATTTAATGCTGAAGATGATGCCTATGAAATCTATGACAAAGAGATCCCCCAGGATCTGAATGCACCTGCATTCTACATTCAGTCCATCAATCCTGACACCAACCTGTTCCTTGGAAAGCGGTACCTGGCACATAACCATATGGTGGTGCAGTATTTCCCGGAATCTGAAACGGACTACCAGGAAGAATGCAATGCCATTGGTGAACGGCTGATGTGGATCCTTGAATGGATCACGTGTGCCGGTGATGACAGGCCTATCCGTGGATCCAACATGCACTTTGAAGTGGTTAACGGCATCCTGAACTTCTTTGTGGACTATGAATTCTTCATCCGGAAGGTGGAAGAAAAGGACAAGATGGAAACCATGGAATTGCAGCAGACAGCAAATTGAAGAAAGGAATGAAACTATGGCACAGAAAAAGAATCCTTCTGTGGATGTTACTGAAGCTGTGGCTGATGCCAATGCTGAAGCCGTAGTTGCAGAAACAGTCACGGAAGTGGCATATGATAAGGCACAGCTTTTGGGCAGTGCCAAGTATGCTGCCAGAAGGGATCTGATCTATGCCTTGCTTGAAGATGGAAGAAAGTACACCTTCAGCATGGTGGACAGAATGATCAGTGACTTCCTTGGCAGTGATTTCAGCGAAAACAAAGAAAGGAAAGGTGACTAAGAATGGCATTAGGCGGTGGTTCTTTTATCACACAGAATAAAGTCCTTCCTGGCAGCTACATCAACTTCGTGTCTGTGGCTGCTGCCAGTGCCACCCTGTCTGATCGTGGTGTGGTTACCATGCCGCTGGAACTGGACTGGGGTGCTGAAGGCAAGATATTCATGGTTACCCAGGAAGACTTCCTGAAGAATTCCATGAAGTTCTTCGGCTATCCGTATGGTGATCCGAAGATGAAAGGTCTTCGTGACCTGTTTATGAATGCCAAGGTGCTTTATGCCTACCGTCTGAACAGTGGCGGTGTCAAGGCTTCCTGCACCTTTGCAACTGCAAAACATGCTGGCACCCGTGGCAACAGCCTGAAGATCGTGATCCAGGCCAACGTGGATGATCCTACCATGTTTGACTGCTACACCTACTTTGGTGACACGGCAGTTGACATGCAGACTGTGGCTTCCGCTTCCGGTCTGGTAGATAATGACTATGTGGACTTTGATCAGACGGCTACCCTTCTGGTGACTGCTGCCACCCCGTTGACGGGCGGCACCAACGGCAGTGTTTCCGGTACTGCATACCAGTCCTACCTGGATGCTGCTGAATCCTACCGTTACAACATCATGGGTGTTGTCACCACTGACACCACCATCAAAGGTCTGGTCAAGGCCTTCCAGAAGCGTATGCGTGAAGATGTCGGCATGAAGTTCCAGGCCGTGCTTCATGACTATGCCGGTGCTGACTACATGGGTGTGATCAGCGTGGACAATGACACCACTGACAGCGGCTGGTCTGCTGCTTCCCTGGTGTACTGGGTGTCCGGCGCTGAAGCTGCCTGTGCTGTCAACAAGTCCTGCCAGAACAAGAAGTATGACGGTGAATTCACGGTTGACGTGGACTACACCCAGTCTGACCTGGCTGCTGCAATTCTGGCTGGCAAGTTCGTGTTCCACAACGTGAACGGTGATGTCCGTGTCCTGGATGACATCAACACCATGCTGACCACCACGGATGAATGTGGTGACATCTTCAAGGACAATCAGTGCATCCGTGTCATTGACCAGATTGGCAATGACATTGCCGTGCTGTTTGCCACCAAGTACCTTGGTGTGGTGCCCAATGACAAGGCCGGACGGATCAGCCTGTGGTCTGACATCGTGAAGCATCATGAACAGCTTCAGGAAATCCGTGCCATTGAAGACTTTGATCCGTCTGATGTCACGGTGGAACAGGGTGACACCAAGAAGGCCGTTGTGGTCACTGATGCCGTCACCACTGTTGGTGCCATGTCCAAGCTGTACATGACCACCGTGGTTGCGTAAGGGAAAGGAAGGTGAACAAGAATGCCTAACATTACTGTTATGAAGGCCAAGGATGCGATTTCCGCAAGGCTGGCTGAATGCTATGTCACCATCAACGGCAGAAGGTACAACTTCATGCAGATGATTGACGTGGAATTCAAAATTGAGAAGACCAAGGGGACTATTTCCCGTCTTGGTGCTATCATGGCCGGTCATAAGTCCTATGGCATGGAAGGTACCTTCAGCGGTACCATGCACTACAACACTTCCGTCATGCGTGAACTGATGGCTGACTTCAAGAAGACGGGTGAAGACACCTACTTTGAGATCCAGATCACCAATGATGATCCTGCATCTGATGCAGAGCGTCAGACCGTCATTTTCTATGACTGCCTGACTGACGGTGGTGTGCTGGCCAAGTTTGATGCCGGTTCTGACAGTGAATCCCTGGATGAATCCATTGAAGGCACTTTTGATGACTTCAGCATCCCTGAAAGTTTCACGGAACTGGCTGGTTTCGTAGCTGGCTGATAAGAAATACCAAGGAATACGGAAAACCCGTCATATGGGCTTATATGGGCTTCATATGACGGGTATTTCTGTTATATCAACAACCGGAAAGGAAGGAAAAAGATATGTCCAATTTCAGCAGATTCATGAAGGCCAATAAGAAGCAGAAGGAAAACGGCTTCTATGCCCCTACTGCTTCCCTGTGTGATGAAAACGGTGATCCGCTTCAGTTTGAATTCAAGCCCATTTCTTCCAAGGACAATGAACAGATCAGGGAAGACTGCACCATTGATGTTCCCATCACCGGCAAGCCTAACCTGTTCAGACCGAAGCTGAACACTTCCAAGTATCTGGCCAAACTGATCGTGAAGTCCATGGTCACCCCTGATCTGTATGATGCAGAACTTCAGGACAGCTATGGTGTGAAGACACCGGAAGATCTTCTGTATGCCATGGTGGATGATGCCGGTGAATACCAGGATCTGTGTGTCTGGCTTCAGAAGTTCCAGGGATTCACCAAAACCCTTGATGAAAAGGTGGATGAAGCAAAAAACTGATAAATGAAGGTGATGCTGAAGCCAATTATGCATACTACTGTCTGCATAAACTTCACATTTTGCCTTCACAGTTTCTTGCCTTGGATGAACCGGAAAAGGCCTTCATTATAGCGGCCATTGACATCAAGGCCGAAAATGACAAGAAGGAAGAACGTGAACTGAAGCGGAAGGCTTCAAAAGGAAAAAGAAAGAAAGGATAAAACGTCATGTCCAGTATCAGAACAGGTATTGAACTTCAGGACAGCTTTTCCCCTGTCCTGGAAAGCATGGTCAGCACTGTGTCTGATGCCGTGCACAGCATGGAACAGATGCAGCAGGTCATGAATGCCGGTGTGGATACGGGCAACATGGACGGTGCAAGGGCAGACATTGATGCTGCTGCCGCTTCTGCCAGGGAACTGGCTGAAGCACTGGCCGGAATCAGTGCACCGGTGATCAACATGGATCAGCCGGTCATGCCGGAAACGGTCATGCCTAATCAGCCAAGACTGTCCAATGATCAGCTTGCCAATCCACCCCCTGTGACAATGCCGGTCACACCGGCTGTAACAGATCAGCCGGTTATAAATGTACCAGATGAAATAATTGTACCTGTTACTGCTTCTGTAACAGATCAGCCTGTCATTGACATTCCTGAAGAAATGACGGTACCTGTCACACCAGTTGTGACGGAACAGCCTGAAATAGAAGTGACAGAACCTGATCTTTCAGGTGTGGAACAGTATCAGCAGCAGATCCAGTTGGCATCCGCTGCACTTCAGCAGGTAAGAGAAAGACAGAATGAAATCATTGCTGCCGGTCAGCAGATGGATATTCTGTCCGATGAAACCAGAAGTGAAATCAATGCCACCACTGTTCAAATTGAACAGATGCAGCAGGCATTGAACCAGATTGAACAGAATCCACTTGAAGTGGATTCTGAAACTACCAGGCTTCAGATTGAAGCCTTGAATAAGTCCATTGCTGACACCCTTCAGACACAGGCACAGCTTAGTGATCAGCTGAAGGATATGTCCGTGCCGGTGGAATGGCAGCAGGACTTCCAGATCTTCCAGAATACCGGCATTGAACGGTTCAATGCAGAAGTTCAGTCTGCACAGCAGATGCTGAACACATTGAACACCACACAACAGAATATAGCACAGACTGCTTCAGGACTGGATATTCTACCGGATGCTGCCTTGCAGGACATCACCAATCTTGGACAGCGGCTTCAGGGCATTCAGCAGCGGATCCAGCAGATCAGCAGCAATAAGCTGAACATGGACACTGATGAAGCCAATGCTGAACTGGAACAGTTACGGACACAGTTGCATGGAATGGTGCAGGCACAGGAAGAACTGAATGCTGCCATTGACAGCGCTGATCCTGAACGGATCAATGCTGCATACCTTCAGCTGTCCGGAACCATCAGGGGAACCGAAGGCTACATCAGGGATAACGTCAGTGAACAGGGTGCATTCAACAATGCAATCAACCAGGGCACACAGGCGGCTTCCGGTCTGAACAACATGATCCGGACGGCCTTTGCTGGCTTCCTTGGTGTTGCTGGCATCAAGAAGACCATTGGTTTCATCCAGGAAGCCACTGAACTGTATGATACACAGCTGAATGCAGAAAATCAGCTGATGACGGTTCTGGCAAACATGGCTGACTGGTCTGAAGTGCCTGAATTCATTGTGGGCATTGATGACACACTGGCACTTGATGAATTTGGCAATCTGGTCAGCACCATTGACGGCACCACGGTTGACGTGACACCGGAAATGAGAACTGACTATCTGCTTGGTCAGTTTGATGCCGTTGCAAACAAGGCCAGTGAAATTCAGTCCAAGGGTATTTATGGTGATGAAGCCATGATTGCCGCTGGTGCTGAATTTGCCACCTACTTCACAGATACTGATGCAATCACAACCATGATGGACACCCTGTCCAACTATGCCATGGGTATGTCTGGCGGTGGTGCACTGGATACCACCCAGATGACCGATTATGCCACCAACCTTGGCAAGATCATGACAGGATCCTATGATGCCATGACCAAGAAGGGTTTTGAATTTACGGAAGCCCAGAAGGCCATTATTGAAGGCACGGCCACACAGGATCAGCTGACGGCAGTGCTTGGTGATGATTATGCATCCCTGTCTGATGAAATGCAGGCGGCCTTGGTGATCAGCCAGGTCATTGATGAATCCTGGGGCAATCTGTATGAAACAATGAGCAACACCCCTGAAGGTCAGATTATCCAGATGACCAATGCATGGGGTGATATGAAAGAAATGATTGGACAGCAGCTGTATCCGTACATTGTCCGTTTTGTCCAGATCATAAACGATAACTGGCCACAGATCACTGAACTGGTTGCAGGCTTTACAGATGCGCTGGCCATGGTGCTTGGCATCCTGGGGAACATGCTGGAAGGTGCCATAGAGTTTGCACAGGTCATCCAGGATAACTGGTCTTGGATTGAACCTATAGTGCTTGGAATTGTGGCTGCCCTGTCTGCATATGCCGTTATTTCCGGCATTGTGGCTGTGGCAAACGGCATTCATGCCGCTTCCGAAGCTGCCAAGGCTGCTGCACAGATGATGGCTACTGGTGCCACTTTTGCTGAAACGGCTGCACAGTATGGCTTGAATGCTGCATTGGCTGCATGTCCTATCACCTGGATTGTACTGGCCGTCATTGCACTGATTGCGGCATTGATTGCCGTCTGCCAGTGGATTGCCAACACTACAGGCGCTGCCAATTCTGCTTTTGGTGTCATCTGTGGTGGTATTGCAACGGTGGGCGCATTCTTCAAGAACCTTGGCCTGTCCATTGCCAATATTGCCATTGGTGTCTGGAACTGGATCAAG